CCTACCTCTCCTGTCGTTTTAGCTGGATAAAATACTCTAATGCTTTCTCTTATGCTTGGATTTATGCTTCCATTGCTTTTGTAGATTTGTAGATTTTCTATATGACCTTTGATTTGTTTTTGCTCAGTCTTGAGACTTTCGATCTTTCCTGATGTGGTAAAATTTCCTACTGCTGAAAGATCAGATCTACTTACTAAATTAAATGCTCTTTGTGTATAATATTTTCCATTGTAATATTTCATGGAGACTTTTTTGCCAGTGATTGGGTCCGTATTGACAATGTCGGCTCCATTCTTAGGAAGTGTTCCATCTTCAGATTTAAATTCGCCATCTATGTTGGCCTCACCAAGAGCAATCTCAATATCATCTTCAGATATGTATAATAAGTTGTTTGGATTTTCTAAGGTGATGGAGGCAGATCCTTGGCCTTTATTTGAAATAGTAGTAGAGATAGAGGTAACGTTTGCAAGCTCAATAACTCCATTGAAAACGTTTTTCAAAACTCCAACTGTTTTTTCTGATTGAGTTGATTTTTGTATAGTTTCTTTTTCTGTTGTTGTTAGTGGCGAAGAGCTTGTTACAGACTCCTTGTACGGTTTTGTATCTTGAGCAACTGAAAGTACATTTGCCATATTAGAAGGCTCAGCTCTAGCAACATAACCTATCTTAAAATTTTGAACCTTTTCTAACGTATCAATCTCTTTAGATCCTTGCTTTGCATCCTCTGTATTTAAAAATATATCTTCTCTTTTAAGTTTAGTGAGATCAATTTTCCAATAATTTCCAATTCCATTGGGACCAGGATCCTTAAGAGTGGGAAACTTTCCTACTAGGGCGGGATTTGCTGAGTAAAGACCTCCTGGAACAGACTCGACGTTTTCAACAAGATTTCCGTTAGTAGTCTCTCCATCTTTAGGAAGAGGTGTAGTAGAAACTATTTTGTCTTTCTTGATACCAGCAATAATTATTCCCTTGTCTGATCTAATAAGCAGCCTTCCACCAACTCCTGTCTCTTTGGTTACTACTTTAATTGTTGTTGCTACTATTACATCAAACGGATCTACTTTGGAAACTGTTTTAGTTTTTTGTACATCTTTTGTTTCTGGAGTTGTTGTTTCTACTGTTTCAGAAATTGTTACTGTTTCTGTATAATATTTAGTAACAGGAGATCCAGATAGGGTGAGTAGATCTGCCGTGGCATCGGGGCTCAAATTACCAAGAAGTCCTGACTGTTCTTGTTGAATGGAAGCAAGAGAAGCATTAGTTTCAGAGAATTTACTAAACAGTTCATGATCATTTAATAGATCGAGTTTTCTGGTAATTAAATTGCCTAAGGCAATGCGAGTAAGTAGTTCTTGATTCTTGCCACGTCGTTCATCTTTACTTCCAGTGACATATGTCCATTCTTGCTCTATCCATTCTTTCTTTTGGATATATATAGTTGCTTCTGGAGTATCAGCGTAAGCAAACCCACCATCTCCAGGCTGTGTACGAGCCCCTAGAGCTCCTGGATGAAAGATAGGTAACTCAAAAGAAGAAGATCCAAATTCACTTCCTCCAATTATTTGCTGAAGATTTATACTTCCTGAGTTAAAAGTACTTTCAACATAAGACGGAGATAGGTCTAGTGGATTTACAATTAGATTGTTACGGGGCTTAGTGTCTATCATACTTTCCTTAGATACTATGTATTCGCAAATAGGTTAGCTGGATTAAGTGGTGATTGGTTTTCTTTTAGATTATTTTGTAAAGTTCGGGCTTCTGAAGTTCCTGGTAGGATTGTATTTCCTGTTTCAGAAGTAAATTGAGGATCTCTTAATACTCCAGAGGAAGTATCAACTACAGGGGCGCTCATCTCACCCATTTTAAAATTAGTATTATATGCTCCACCTGTTGTAGTTCCTCTTCCAGTATCAAAAGAGGGATTATTGACAGTACTCCAAGGCTTACGTTGCCATGGTAGGAAATTTTTTCTTTGGCCGATAGTTTCTGTTATTGTGAATTCCATACTATATTCAAAAATTCCTAATTTTTCTGCTGTTTCTGTGTAGCTGAAGCTTTTAAAAAAGCCTCGGTGCCCTTGGCCTTGATACCACATTGTAACTGAAGCAGCAAGTTGTGCTAAAGACTGTCTGCGTTTTGAACTTCTACCTCTGCTTTGAAGAATGTTTTGAAGAGCAAGTTGTTCACTTCTATAAATATCTCTGACTACATTAAGAGCTTCTATACCACCAGAACCAGTTTGTCCACGAATACTAAGAGTTGTGAGACTCTCTCCCCAGTATTGTATGATAAATCCGCCTTTTGTCTTTGTTTCATTAATTATCTTATTTTCTTTGATATCTAGACTTGATGGATTGACATACATTTCTACAAATGCTGGAGATCCTACTGCGGACACTTCCCACACAATTAGTGTTCTTGTTTTATCGTTAGCATGTGCAAAGCTCATTTATTTTATCCTTAGGTCTGCTTAGAGGCAGCAGAATTTTGCTTAAAGTCTACCTTCATCTTAGGGTACATTTTTGTATAAACTTTATCGCCATCTATATTTAAAACTAGATTAATATTGGCATATTGTTCTTGCTCAGCAGCGGCAGTTTCAGTTTTTTGAGTGGAATCAGCTGAAGCTGTAGTAGAAGTAGAAGTAGACTTAGTTAGGGCCGCTTTTTGATCAGCTGCTGCTTCCTTAGTCACATCACCTTTTTTTGATTCAGGAGTTGCTGCTAGTTGTTTCTGGCCTATTTGTATATCATTAATATTAGGAATACCAGAGCCTACGCTTACGCTTGTAGGATCAAGTGCAGATCTTTGGCCGCCAACATTACTTCCCTGTTTTAAAAATGTATTTTGAAGTGTTCCAGCACTTTCAGCAACAGCACTTTCAAGAGTTTTTTGGGGTGTAGTAGTAGTTGCAAGTGTTTTAGCTTTGGCGACTTTTTCTGCAGGTGCTTTTGCTTTTTCCATAGCAGCTTTTTCAGCTACATATGCTTTTTCGGAGGCATCCCTTTTGTTTTTGGCGGCTTCTTCAAGAGCTTCGATTGCAGACGGATCAGCTTTAGTAGCCTTAGCTGCTTTGACAGCGAGTTCTGCTCTTTCAGCTTCTTTTGCAGTAGATGCTGCATTCGCTTTTTTATTTGCTGCATCATTATTAAGAGTCTCCGCTTCAGTAGTTGCTTTATCTGAGGAGGGTTCTGCCTTGTCAGCTTTTTTTTGCATACCTTCTACAAAACCACTTCCTTCTTTTTCAAGGCCTGCCATTAATTGTCCCAGGGTTGACTGCTCTGCTTTTTCTACAAGTGCTTCTTTGCCGGCTCTTTGTGTAGTCTTTAAAGCTCTTCCTAAGCCTGCAGACATCTGCACAATACCTGCAAATACTCCGCCGAGTAGTTGGTTTTGAACTTGACCTTGTGTGAACATTTGTTGAAAATGTACTTTATCAGCATTTTGTACTTCTTCTAAGGCTGCAGTAGCTTCTTCTTGAGCTTTTGTACCGTCATCTCCACCGGCCTGAATTCTAGGTAAAAGCTCCATAAAGTTCAGAGCTTCTTTATCGCTTTTGAAGCCATACTGTTCTTTTATTTGACTAGCCTGGGCCATGTAGGTGCCTAGTCCTGGACCACCAGGCGCCTTGGCCTCTTCTCTTGTTAATATTTTACCACCAAGCAATTTAGTAGTAGCTTCTATGGATTGCTTAAACGCATCACCAGCGTCAGCATCCATAAAATCTAACATTCCTTCTAGTCCTTTTCCTTGAACTCCAGCAACAAATAGGGCTTCACCAAAATCTTGTTGTTTTTCAATAGTTTTACTAAGTGCGGTAGTATATGTTTCTACAGCAGTTTGTGGACTCTTAAAGGCTTTGTTTCCTGACGCTGCTAGTTCGTTTTGAGCCTTTCCTACAGCTCCAAGACTTGCTGCTAGTTTATTAGTATCTAAATTTAGATGCTTTGATTGAAGAATAATGTCTTTCATTTTACCTGCACCAAATCCCATTGAAAGACCAGTGTCTTGTGTTTTGACTTTTAATAATGCTATTGACGCGCTTGTCTCGTGAGCAGTTTGTCCTTGACTTACTAGGGCATCACTAATTAAGCCGGAGGTTGACGCAAAATCTAATCCAACATTACGAGATACAATAACTGATTCAGAGTATGCAGCATTGCTTGCCTCGGCGCGGGCAGCAGCGGTGCTTATGGTTCCAAAACCTACTCCAACGGAACTTGAGGTAGCATTAAAGGTTTTCATTCCTTCTGCTGCCTCACCCATGCTTTGACCGGTTGTTGTCATGGCATCTTTCATTCCTTTTCCCATGGAAGCAAAGGCCTTGCGACTGTCGTCAGCGCTTGTTATTAGAGGTTCAGAGGCTAATGTACTTTCTGATATTTTTTGCTCGAATTGGTTTAGGGAGTCGGACATTGAAAGCATGCCTTCAGCAGCTTTAGGTCCTAGGCTTAAGAAATTGGCAAAAAGCTGACCACCTTTTCCCTTTCCTCCCATCTTTTTTATACTCTCTCCAAGAGAAGCACTTAGGTCTGCTATAGCACCTTTTCCGCCGCCTCTCAAGGCATTGTCAATGCCACCTGAAGCGGCTTTGCCTAAGGCATCAGAAAGTGCACTTAGTCCTTCTGCAGAGATCGATCCAAGCGAAAGCGGCTTCATCTTGCCCGAGCCGGTAAGTGGTTCGCCGTCGGTGCTATTTACTAGATCAGCGTACTTTTCCTCTACTTGGGCAAGCCTTCTTCGGAGGTCTTCGATTTCTGTCATTATTCACTCTACTTTATTTTTTATTCTCTATTTGCTCTTCAATCGTTCGTCTTGTGCGGCGGCTTTGATTAAAGAGAGGCTTACTTGTTCTTATAACCTTGACTTCATCAAGATTATTTTCTGGCTGAGCTTGAGACTTTTCTACTATCTCTTTATTAAGCTCTCTTCCAAATAACTTGCTAACTTGTTGTAGGAATATATCTTCGTTGTTTTCTTCTGACTCGGTGGGAGCGTGTCCACGTTCTTGTCTTGCTCTTTGAACGGCTTGAACAGCTTCAAAATTATGGAAGGCCATTGCGTATTCTGAAATGTCTCTAAATCTTTCTTCTTCTTCGTAACGATCTAATGCAATATGTTCAGCAAAGATTCTCCATTGTGCTGGATATAGTTGATCCCAAAAACTAGAAGTGTAAGGGGTTTTCCACAACTTTGATAATTTCCAGCGGAGCCTATTAAAAGGCTCCTCTACTACTTTTTTATTGCTTCCGATTCCTCCTTATCACCTTCAAGATTAGTACTATTTCTAACTACTTGATACTTCTCCCAGAGACCAAGGACTAGCGGAGAGCTAAGTCTCTTCAATATTGATCTACGCTTTTCTAAAGCAGTAGTACCCTCTGCTCCAGGAACACTTTCTAGATCAACACCATTTACTTTAGTAACACAACGAGCCAAAGTTTCAATAGCAGAATAAACACGCTGATCAGACTCGCTAGAAGATGCATCATAGCCTCTAGCGGCCTTTTCAGCTTGAACCTCTTCAAGAGGAGTGATAGTTTTTATTTCAAACCTATACACTCCGTCTTGAGAAGTATGAATATATTCACCAGTTAGAAAACCTTGCTCTAGTAACTTTGTCAATTCTCCCAAATTTGTCATAAAAGTTCCTTTCTATGTTTAGAGAGAATATACAATGAAATCAAGATTAGTCCTCTCTTACGCCATCGTATGCAGACATTATACTAGCAGCATTGCTGATGTTGGTATTGCGCTCAAGAGCGTCTCCAGTTTCAGCAAGAGTCTCAACAATAACGTTATCAAAGACGTGCTCACAAACAATGCTAGCATTTTCAGTGATTTTGTAATCAGCTGCAGTATACGAAAAACTCATACTTGTGAACCAGCAATTTTTGTAAGTAGTTTCAATAGCAGTTGAGTCAACAGTGATTCCACCATTTCCATCAACGCCTGTTCCACCACCGCCAAAACTATCGTTCGTATCTCCTCCAACAGGAGACTTGTCCGAACCGATGTAAGGATTGTAGTCAGTAATTACAATATCAAATGGGCGGCGTTGCGCGTTGATGTGTCTAAATTCTCTTTGAAATGCTTGAGGTAATCTTTGAAAGTCAAAGACTACTCTTTCAACTTCAATTTTATAGACTGTTGCTTTATTAGGAACGAGACCGATAATTGCATCTGTACCTACTTCAACAATTTGTTCAACACCACGATCTTCGTTTACAGAGAGCTTCTGAATTGCTCCAACTGCAAATTTTACACCACCCTCTTCTACTTGGATAACGATCTGAGTAGATAAGCCTGCTTGGATCCTTTTGCTGTGAAGACCAACACCCGCCGTAGACGGGTTGCCGATTCCTCTATTTCCAGCGTTTACTCTATTAAGTACCATCTAAGCCCTCCTTAATTTGTGCCAACACTGAAGCGGATGAAGATCCAGTTCAATGGGAAAATTGGTGTAATATCAAAAGTAACGTTGATTTGACGAGGTTCGTTTGGATCAACTACAGCGTTCACACCTTGGAATGCTGTTATAATACCTTGTGATTGCAACGATGCAAGGATCTTTTGTGTTGTGATCTTTACATCTCTAGGTGTGTTTACAGTAATAAGTCCACCGATGAAAGCATTTTGTAGTGCTTTGCGGACAGTTTTAGCAGTATAGTCAGCAATTCTAACAACTGAGTATTCTTCTTCAACTGCGTTACCGCTATTTGTTGTCGTGATACCGGCAACTACTCTTCCGCCTGCAGCAAGAGGAGCAACAATAGCAATACCAGATCCACCAACAAGATTGGATTCGTCAATTGAAAGCTTCTGATTAGAATTAATCGTGAAGCCAGTTAGTGTCTTGTTGGTCAAGGAGGTAGGTAGTGGACGAGAAGCAAAGTAACCAGCAGCACAAGCAGCAAGATATTGACCATCAATAATTTGTGCTTCGCCACCAATTACGCGATTCATGAAAGGACCGCCTGGCCAAAAGAACATTGCTCTTTTGGTGCTACCAAAGTTAGCGTCAATACCAGTGATTGGATCTAGAATAAAATCAAGATCAACAAATTCATAAGAACCAAATAGACAGGTTCTTTCTTGACGATTTTTGGTCTCTGACATGATTTGACAATGATTTAATACTGCAAGCTGACTTGTAGCAATCAAATCAATTACGGATGGATCAGGAAGATAATTTACAGTAACCTTGTCACCTTCTTGAAGAGTGCTATCTACTGTATGAC